CGCCACCCTTCCTCGCAGATGCGCGCCTCCTGTCTCGCCTCGGCCAACTCCTCGGCGGATTTGCGGATCTGGTCCAGGGCGTGCGCCGCGTTGGCCTGTTCGCTCTGCAGCTCCTCGGCGACCAGCCGACGCGCTTGGGCTATCTGGTGCTCCGTCAGGTCCTGCTCCGACGGCGCGGTGATGCGTGCCCGGACGATGAGCTCGATAGCTGACTCGTCGATCTGATGTTCGTCGGCCAGCTCGTGGGTGAGTTCGTGGAGAGTGGTCACGGCGAAAGTCAAGCGCGCTACACATGCCTTGTCAAGCGCGCTACATCCTCACCGCGCAACCGGCTGACACACGCGGCGCCACGGTGGCCGTGTCATCCCCGAGGAGCCCAGGGAGCCCCCGTGAATCGCCGCACTCTCGCCCGTCACCGCACGTTCGGTCTGGCCCGCTTCGCTCGCACGAGCGCGGAGGGCGGCGGCGGAGGCACCGGCGGCGGCGGCACCGGGCAGCCGGGCAACGGTCAGGGCGGCCAGGGTCAGCCCGGCAGCGGGGAAGGCGGCCAGTCGGCCGAGGGCGGCACCGGTGGCGGGTCGTCCTCGGCCGGCGGCACCAACAGCGGTGGACAAGCCGGTGGACAGGAGCCGCGGTTCACGCAGGACGACCTCGACCGCATCGTCGGCAGGCGCGTCGCCGAGGAGACGGCCAAGTTCGAGCAGCGGCTGAAGGACGCGCAGGAGCTCGCCGGGAAGAACGAGACCGAGCGACTGCAGACGCAGCTCGAGCAGGCCAACACCCGCGCCACCGAGACGGCGCAGAAGGCGGCGCAGCGCATCGCCCGCACCGAGGCCCGCTCGGTCGCCCGCTCCCTCGACGTCCGCCCGGAGCGGCTCGACGCCGTGCTGAAGCAGGCCGACCTGACGCCGGCGATCGGCGAGGACGGCGAGGTGGACGACGCGAAGGTCCAGGCCGCGATCGAGAAGGTGCTGGCGGACTACCCGGAGTGGAAGAAGACGGCCACCACCAGCCAGTCGGGTGGGGAGCTGAACGGCGGCGGTGGGAACGGCAAGCCGACGTTCACCCGGAAGCAGCTGGAGGAGATGCCTCCGGAGGAGATGGCGAAGCGGATCGACGAGATCAACGCGGCCATCGCCGACGGGCGGGTCACCGGCTGACGCCGTGTCCGCCCCGCCGCCGCAGCCCCGGCTGGTCGTGCTCACCCCGCAGCAGCGCGCCGTGATCGGTCACCTCGCCGCGGACGGCGCCGACGACCAGCAGATCGCCCGACGCCTCGGCATCAGCCTGTGGACCGTCCGCTCCCACATGAAGGCGGCCCTGCAGCGCACCGGCGCCCGGTCACGCACCCAGCTCGCCGTGTGGCTGCTGCGCCGCCAGATCGTCGTCCGCGTCCAAAAGCAGTCCGGCCGCCCCCCGAAGGAACCCGCACATGGCGGCTGACACACCGCGTCGCACCCTCTGAGCCAGCACCCGGGCGACCGGGCGCGGGCCACACGGCCAGGGGAAACCACCCGCAGACCCGGGCGGGCGCCGACGGGCGACACCACGGACCAGCTCAACATCCGCGTCCGCAGCGACCCCCGAAAGGACAGGGCTCCCCGTGACCCTCTCCAACTTCATCCCCAGCGTGTGGTCGGCCAACCTCCTGGCCAACCTCCACAAGACCCTCGTCTACGCGCAGGCCGGCATGGTCAACCGCGACTACGAGGGCGAGATCCGCGGCCAGGGCGACCGCGTGAAGATCAACAGCATCGGTGGCGTGACGGTCTTCGACTACACGAAGAACACCGACATGCCCGCGCCCGAGGTGCTCACCGACGCCCAGCGCGAGCTCGTCATCGACCAGGCCAAGGGCTTTAACTTCCTGATCGACGACATCGACAAGGCGCAGCAGAACCCGAAGGTGATGTCCGCCGCGACCCAGGAGGCCGCCTACGCCCTCGGCGATGAGGCCGACCAGTTCGTGGCCGGCCTGTACGTCGACGCGTCGGTCAACCTCGGCTCGACCACGGCGCCGGAGACGCTCGGCGCCCCCGGGCAGGCCGACGACGCCTACGAGCTGCTGGTCAACCTCGGCATCGAGCTCGACCAGAACGACATCCCGTCGCAGAACCGGCAGGTCGTCGTCCCGCCGTGGTTCCACGGCCAGCTGCAGCTCGACGACCGGTTCGTCAAGTACGGGTCGGGCCAGCAGGACGCCACGCTGCGCAACGGCGTGGTGGGCGAGGCGGCCGGCTTCACCATCGTGAAGTCGAACAACGTGCCGACCGCCACGGACGCCACCGCCGGCATCAGCTACAAGATCCAGGCGTCCACGCCGGTCGCCCGCTCGTACGCCGAGCAGATCAGCGAGACGGAGGCGTACCGGCCGGAGCGGCGGTTCGCCGACGCGCTCAAGGGCCTGCACGTCTACGGCGGCAAGATCGTCCGCCCGGAGGCGCTCGTCGTCGCCCACGTCAAGCGGCCGGCCTGACCCGCCCCCTGATCGTCCCCGGGGCCCCGGATGGGCTCCCCGGCCCCGGGGACCAGGAACTACCCTCTGACCGCCTGACCAGGAGGAATCCGCAGATGGCTCGCAGCACCCGCACCGACGAGAGCAGCAACCCGACCCCGTCCTCGGACCACGTCTCCGCGGAGGCGGACGGCGTCCGCACCGAGGCCGAGGTCGTGGCCGACGAGCAGGCCAACGCCGAGCGGGCCGCGAACGAGGCCCCGCCCGGGGCGACCGGCAACCCGGCCGTCAACGCCGAGATCGAGAAGCAGGCGAAGACCGACAAGCTCGTCTTCTACGTCCGCGAGTCCGACGGCACCGTGCAGGGCGTCGACGCCGGCAGCGCGGAGCACGGCATCCTCGAGCGTTCCGGCGAGTGGTCGAAGACCACCCGGGCGAAGGCGACCGCGGCCGACAAGAAGGCCAGCAACCGCTGATGGCCGAGGCCACCACGACGCCGCAGGAGGAGCAGGAGCCGGTCCGGTCGGGCTGGTTCCGCTCCCCCGGCGGCGTCCTCTCCCACGCCGACGGACCCTCCCAGGTCCGCTCGTACCTCGACCGCGGCTACAGCAAGGTCGACGACGAGCAGGCGCTGGCCGAGGTCGGCGACGGCATCCAGCTGCACGTCGACCGCCGCGACGCCAAGGGCACCTTCGACGAGGTGCGGAAGGCCGTGGCCGAGGAGTCGGGCGGCCGTCGTCCGCGCGCCCGGCGGCAGCAGCAGAAGCCCGGCGAGGGCGCCGACGAGCCGAAGGGCTGACCCGTGGACGCGTTCGCCACCGTCACCGACCTGACCGGCGACGCGACCGCCGGCACGGCCGGGTGGCTGTCCGCCGCCCAGGCCGCGCTGCTCGACAGCAACGACGCCGCCCGCATCCTTGAGCGGGCTACCGAGGTCGTTGCCGAGGCCGTCACCACCGGCTACTACACCGACGACCTCGGCAACCCCACCGACGACACGGTGATCGAGGCGCTGCGCAAGGCGTGCTGCGCGCAGGTCGAGCAGTGGTTGGAGGTCGGCGAGGAGAACGACATCGCCGGCTACTCCCGCTCGGCCACCATGAGCGTGGGCGGGCTGAACCTGTCCGAGCTGCCGTCGATCCTTGCGCCGCGCGCCCGCCGCATCCTGCGCCTGGCGGGCCTGACCGGGGCGGTGGCGTACTGATGCGCGTCCCCTCGCAGGCGCTGCGGCAGACCGTGATGGTGCAGGACCAGCTTGAGAACACCGGCGACGGCTCCGGCTGGGGTCCGGAGCGGCCGATGCGCTGCCGGGTCGACTGGTCGCGGCAGCTGGTGCGCGGCCCGCAGGGCGACGACATCTACGTCACCGGCACGCTGATCGTGCGGCCTGAGTCGCAGATCGACGTCGGGGCCCGGGTGACGATCGACGGCGACGTGCGCACCGTCTTCTCGGTCACCCCCATCTACGGGCCCGGCGCCTCGGTGGCCGGCCGCCGGGTGGCCGCGCAGTGAAGCTCACCGTGAAGCTGAACGCCCGGGTGCCGCGGGCCATGCACGACGCCGCCGCCGACGCGCTGTCAGACATCGCCGAGGATGACCTGCGCGAGTCCAACGAGGTGGCCCCGATCGAGGAGGGCACGCTGATCCGGTCCGGGTTCACCGAGACCGACCGGCGAGAGTTGACCGCGCAGGTCGCCTACGACACCCCGTACGCGGTGAAGCAGCACGAGGACCCGACGCTGCGTCACGACGCGGGCCGGAAGGACCACTTCCTGGCGGACACCGTCGAGGGCAACCGCAAGCGGCACCTCGAGTACCTGCAGAAGAAGGTCCGGGGGTCGGTGTGATCTCGCGCGCGCTGCTGCGCTACCTCGACGGCCTCGGCCTGCTCGTCTATGGCCGGCACGGCGCCGACGCGTTCCTCGAGGAGCTCCCCGACAAGCCGGTGGCCGCGGTGGGCGCGTTCGCCCGGCCGGGGGCGGCCGACACGGACGGCGGCAACGGCTACGACTCCCCCGGGGTGCAGTTCCTGGTCCGCGGCGACCCCGACGACCCGCAGACGCCGGGCCGCGCCGGCTCCGGGTTCACCCGGGCGGCCGATATCCGCAAGGCGCTGCACGGGCTGACGTCGCTGACCCTCGCCGAGGGCACCGCCGACGAGGTGTGGCTGGTGCAGTGCCTCGCCGTGCAGTCGCAGCCGGTCAGTCTCGGTGTCGACGCCGACAACCGGCCGAAGTGGTCGGTCGAGGTGCAGTGCGAGGTGTACGAGCCGACGCCGCTGCGGGCCTAGCGGTTCTGCTGCTTGGCCTGCTCCTTGAGGATCTTCGTCTGCTTCTTGGACTGCTTGGCCTGTGCCTTCGTGTAGGCCGCCGTCCGCTCCTTGTCCGAGCGGTAGTCGACCAGGCCGAGCGTCGACACCGACAGCAGCTTGCGCGTGATCCCCATGTGGGTGGGCTCCCCGAGACTGGCCCGTACCTGTTGACGGGCGGTGACCGGATCATGGCGGAGCGCCCTACCTGCTGTCCAGACGGGCGCCCCGGGCGGCTGACACCAC